CTCCTACATCGTTCGCGTAACAAAGACAACTGGGGCTGGTGAATACGCAGTAACTTCCGGTGCTTCGGTTCCCTACTACCCAGACGGATCAGGTCAAGCATCGGCAGGACTTCTTGATGTGGTATCAGCTAGCCCGGGAGCGTGGGGTAACAACATTACAGTTAAGGTAACTGCTGGTATAGTCACTGCTACATCGTCAGTTACGCCAACCTTCAATCTTTTTGTATACCTAAACGGTTCCGAGGTTGAACGGTGGGGAGAGGTTTCAGCCAGTTCCTCAAACAACCGGTTTGTTGAAACGGTAATTAACACCTATTCAAAATACATCCGGGTGTCAGTCCCCACTGCAGTTGCCGCCAATAGTAACTGGGAGTTTTACACCAACACCATTGCTCTATCTGCTGGCTCCGATGGCGACCCGCTAGAGAACTCTGATTATGTAGCAGCACTGGGTGCCCTTGACCTGGTTGACAGTAACCTTTTGATTAACGTCCCAGGTCAGACAAGTAGCACTGTGGTTAACGCAACAATCGCTAAGGCCGAGGCACGAGGAAACTCCTTCGTTATTGTTGACCCCACTTCTGATACTGATGTTTCAACCATAGGAGCCGGGACGGTAAACGCTTACTCGTCATCTTCGTACGCAGCTGTTTACTACCCAATGCTTAAGATGGTTGATCCTGCTAAGTCAGGACCAGCAGCAATTCGCAATACCTATCCAGGTGGTGCCGTTGCTGGTGTGTATATCCGCTCAGAAGTAGCACGCACAGTTGCTAAGGCACCAGCAGGTTTTGCACTTGATGTTCGCAATGCACTTGGTCTTGTCGGTTCATTCACCGAATCCGACACAGCGGTGTTGTACGACACCTACGGTGTAAACATGTTTAAGGCAGTGCCAGGAGCAGGTATTGTAATCAACGGTGCTCGTACACTTGATAAGACCACACCAGGTAAGTACATCCCAATCCGTCGTTCGCTTAACTACATCAAGCAAGCACTCAAGGATTCAACCGCGTTTGCGGTATTTGAGCCTAACGATGACCGCCTATGGACACGTCTTAGCATGACTGTGTCTGCGTTTCTCGCAGATTTCTGGCGAGCTGGCGGGCTAAAGGGCAACAACTCAGCAGAGGCGTTCTACGTAATCTGCAATGAGACTAACAACACGGTAACCAGTATTAACAACGGGGAAGTCCACGTAGAGGTTGGTGTTGCTCTACAATACCCAGCCGAATTCGTCGTAATCAATATCAGCCAATGGACCGGTGGATCTAACACCGTATCGAACCTCTGAGGAGTAATAAATGGCACGTTCAGCTAAAAGCGATCCGATTCGCAACTTTAAGTTCCAGGTGACCATTAACCCCGGTGGGGGTGCACTTGGGACTGCGGCTCAGAACCTTGCTCAGCTAGGTTTTGCGGCTATGTCGGGTCTATCTGTACAAAACGAAATGGTTGGATACCGTGAAGGTGGAATGAACACCCATCCTCACAAATTTGTCGGTCAGTCCGACTTTGCTCCCGTTACATTTAGTCGCGGGGTATTCCAGAACCAGGACCAAATGTACAAGTGGCAGCAATTCCTGCACTCCTGGAACCAGGCATCACAGGGTTCGACAAGCCAAGACAACGATTACCGGTGTGACATCGTGGTCAAGGTATACGACCACCCAGTATCAGCTGGTTCGTACAACAACCCAGGTGAACTTGAGAGCAACGCTCTACAGCTTGGTTCAGCACGGTTTGGCTTCAAGTTGTTCAACTGCTGGCCTGGCGCGTATTCTCTCAGCGACTTGAATGCTGGAGACAGTGGAATTGTTGTCCAGCAGCTAACCGTTCACCACGAAGGCTTTGTAGTAGGCTGGACCCCAGAAGAGGTTGACGCTCTAGCAAGCATTGGCTAATACCAAATCACAACTTAAATTTAGGAGTATAAATTGAGTACACAATCCGACGCATCTGCGGTAAACGAGGCACTCCGTGAACCCGTTCCAGAACTGCGTAAACCTGAGGGCCTTATTGTAAAGCTACAGCGTGGAGTCATAGACTCGACTAGTGGTCTCTGGCAAATGGAGGCCGAGGTCAGGGAGATGACCGGGGCTGACGAAGAGTACATGTCAGGTATAGACGCAAAAGGTGACCTAACCTATTCGGAGTACATGCTTATTCTCCTTAAGCGCGCGGTGCTAAAGATTGGGTCAATCAACGTCCAAGCAAACCAGAAGATCATAGAAAACCTATCTGTGGGTGACAGAGACATCCTTTTCCTTGGGGTGATCAAGGCAACCTATGGGCGTGTTAAAGAGTTTCAGGTTTCTTGCCCAAAGTGTTCTAAGGATAATGACGTAATCATTGACCTTGATGAAGACTTCTCGATAAAAGAACCCAACATCAATCTCCATGAGCCAGTTGCAGTGGGTCTTAAAAACGGAAAAATTGTCAAACTACGTGTTCCTAACATTGGTGATATCGCGTACACCAGCAAGAAAGCTGACAATGTTTCTGTACAAAATACCTTGATGCTATCGAGGTGCGCCGTATGGCCGGAGGGCGAACAACCAGCCGATGCTGAATCATGGGCAAAGTCACTCAATGTGGCTGACAGGAATAAGTTGGTTAAGGCTCTCCTTGACATCAAGGCTGGCCCAAGCATCGAGGCGGTGAATGTCCCGTGCGCTCACTGTGGTGAAGAAATGTCCATAGCGATCGACTGGATCTCCCTTCTACTTAGTTGAGCTAAAATATACGTACTGGGAATACGAACTAATAGCCTCTGTTTACAAAGGGTTCAGCATGTCGGACCTGCGGTCTATGACCGTACGCCAACGGGACTTCTGGTTCCGTATGGCAAAATGGCGTAATCAGTAACGGAGGTTTAAATGGCCGGAGAAACAGAGGCACTGCGTGAAACCGGCATGGACCCATCTAACCGTCCTATCGGTGGGGCAAATACTGAAGTTGAGGCATCGATGCGGAAAGCTCATGCCGCTATTAAACCCATCCTTAGAGATATAGAACTTACCTTTAAAAAGGTAGGAGATCAGCTTAAGCGAGATATTCAGTCTGCATTAGGGACTGCCAGGGTCGGAGGCACAGGGGCATCTTCATCAGGAACACCCTACCTAGGGACTAACCTTTCAAATAACAACTCCGGAGGTTCGTCAACAAGTTCAGCCGCTCAAATTGCAATGAGTTTTGGGAAGACTCGAATGGCTGGTACTGGTGCAGCTACAGCAGAGGCTGGGGCGGCAGCCGCCGCAGGTGGTGCAGGTGGCGGTGCGGCAGCAGCTGGAGGTGCGGCAGCAGCTGGTGGGGCGGCAGCAGCTGGAGGTGCGGCAGCAATGGCTGGACCAATTGCCGCTGTAGTGGCAGCTGTGGCTGCTCAGATAAATAAAGTAATCGATACTGCTAACGCTCGCTTTGACAGAAGTAGGGAAGGCGTTCTTGCAGCGGATCGAATGTCGGTCTTGTATCAGCAGATGACGGGTCAAAGTCAATTAGGAGTAAGTTCAACTTACCGAATGCCGTTGACTAAGTATCGTCTTGGTGCAAACGGCATCAATGACCTCATGTCAATGGAAGCCTCAATTGGAATTGGTGGTAGGCAGCAGGCCGCAAGCATTGAAGCACTGAGGACAATTAGTGGCTACAACATGAGCACAAGTCAAGGGACCGAACTAATAGGGACACTTGCTAGTGCACCGGTAGCAAACCGCATGGCCATGATGACCGGTATGGGATTGATTGGCCCCGGTGGAAAACAAAACTCAATGATGTCAGTGATGCAGAACCTGGTTCAGATTTCTGGCTTAACTTCTAAGGAAGCTATACAGGGAGCACTTCTACCTGGTTCGATTACCCGCGCACGTCTTACCAACATGGGCGTCCCAGAGGAAATGCAAACCCAGGTAATCCAATACGCCCAGCAGAACCTTACCTACAGGGAAAAGGGCGGTAAGGGAATGTACGACCCCAGCCGAATGGCTGACCGCAAGAGGATGGGTATTGAAGGTAACTTTGCAACTCAGGTTGAAGAAACCCAGAGGTTGGAAACCGCCAGAGAAGAAAACTTTTACCGTAGACAGGTAGACAACTACGCACATCTAGAGAAGCAAACCCAGGCGTTGACTCGCGTATTCGGTGCACTCGAAGACAGACTATCTGGAATTTTGGGAACAATTGCTTCTAACAGAATCCAAACAACTGCCCTACAGGGAATGCTTACCGGTGGTAATCCACTAGATATGTATGGTGACCCACCAGGAAACACTAAGACATCAAACTCTGGATCAAGTCTTAACATAACTGTCCCAACTTATAATGGTAAAACAACGTTAGCTAATCTTAAAAACAACTCTAACTTTAAAAAAGTTCATCCAAAAATGCAGGACAGGTTGCTTGCAATGATGGCTGATAACCCTAACGTAGGCTTTGGTACGGGTTACAGAAGCGCCACAGATCAGGCGCGCATGTTTAATGAACGCTACCGTAAAACAAACAGTCCAACAAATGCTAGCGGTGAGAAGAACGTTGAATGGAATGGGGAGTTCTACGAGCACGTTAGCGGTGCTCCAGCGGCTCCTCCAGGAAGATCAATGCACGAAATTGGTCTTGCAGTTGACCTTGTAGGTGACTTTGACTGGGTGGTTAAGAACGCCCATAAGTACGGACTTAAACATTTTGGTGGCGTAAACGGGGAACCTTGGCACGTGCAACCAGCGGAACTTCCTAACTCTCGTTCTGAATATGAGAAGTCCGGAGCTTCGTGGGGACACGGTCCTGGTGGTGCCGTTCCCTTTGATAAGAACTCAAACTTTGGCGAAGGCCTAGACCACGCCTCCTCGTCGGGAAGATTGGAGGGTTCAACGGTACCTAACCAAACCGTTGACGGCAGGTATACCTCAATATCGGATCGAGTTAGTAGGGGTCTATCTAGAGCATCAGATAATAGTGGTGGTCCACGACAAGAGGGTTTTGGTGGGGTTCGTAATAAGTATGGAAAGGTAACTACCTCAGCTGGAACTCCTGTATCTTGGGGAACTGTTGCTGGGTTTAAATTAGGGGGCATGGCCAAATCTGGTGTCGAAATAGGCAAGTGGGCGTCTGATTTCTTAAGACAGGTACAAGCTCCTGTAAGCCTTTCAAACATGAATGCAATTGCTGCGTGGATTGCTGCCGAAGGAACCCGTGCCAGGTTTAACCCACTAGCTGTTGTATCTAAACCAACTGCTGAGGCTATGGGTGGTGTCAGTAACCTAGAGGGTTGGACCCCATTTAATAAGAACGGAAATGGCGCAAACCCAGTATTGAACTTTGCCAACTATGAGCAGGGTTTAAAAATGAACGCTTACCACGTACTGAACCATGGTAAAGGTGTTATAAACGCTTTGAAGAAAGACACTGGAAATCCATACGATGTTATTACCTCAGTAGAACGCATGGTTAAAAGCTGGACAACTGATGTTGGGATTACTTATGGAGCAAGGGGATGGCTAGAAAATAAGGGGGTAACGGCAGGCGGTGACCCAGCAGGAAATATGGGTGGTGGGGGATCCGGTGGTGGAGGAAGCATGTCAGTTAGTAGCGGTCATACCTTTAATATTTCTCCCAATATAACAATTGGAGGAAATGGATCTAACCAAGATCTACAGAGGGTTGCTCGAGAGGTTGCGATGTTGGTAAGAAGAGAACTAGAGCTGCAAACATTGAGGAGTAACTAATGGGTTACCGTGAGGACGGAAACTTTAATATAACTTGGGATTACGACGGTAACTACACCCCAGAAAAGTACGCTAATCAGAATCCAGATTTCCTATTCCCAGATAAGGGTATTAGGTTTCTTGAAGCACAAGCAGCCCTTGACAGGAAGATGGGGCGCGACAACGTCATATCAAACGGTAACTTTAAATTACACCGTGGCTATATACGTAACTTAGAACAACCAGCATTTGGAAATATGCCAGTTGTTAGATGTAACTTTCAATTTAATCCACAGCAAATACAACAGATGGTGCAGATGAGGGAAGACGTATACCTCCCAATGCTCCAACCTCCACAGCAGCTAGCACAGCCTCTGGGTGCAAACGTCAACTTTAACTTTGACCTTTTTTTTGATAGGTCTCATGAGCTGTCTGCTGGTAACGCGCCAGACTCCACACCCGGATTTATCTTCTCTTCTAGTCCGGATAAAACAAGCCCAAATGATCCATATGACATTGGAGTAATGGCAGACCTTAGAGTCTTTTACTCAGTAATTGGCCAGGGATTCTCTAAGGAAATGTTTGACTTCCAAGCAAAGATGTTTAAGTACAACGCAGATAGAGAGTCTGAGAATTCTGGTGCATCAGTTGGCAGCAGTCCCACTTCCAATAGTGACGCAACTTCTGACACATCCCTAGCGCCCACAACACCACAGACAGCAAGCACAGCTGATATCCAAGACTTAATAAACTCCAATATTGGAAACTTTGCATTACTAATGCCAATGCCTGTTCGAGTTATGTTTTCAAGCTTGTTTATGGTTGATGGTTTTATATCAGGAACTAACGTTGACTTTTTAAAATTCAGTACAAAAATGGTGCCTGTACAATGCCGCATAACCGTAAGTATGAACGCTCTGTATATTGGATTTGCTAGAGAAAAAACATACCTAACCGATACGTTTGATAGGGCGGCTGCATTTGTAAATTCTCAAAATGCCGCCTTGGAGCAGCAACGCCAAGAACTGCTAACGGCCCTAAACAAATCGTGTAGGAATTTTATAATTGGAGCATCATATGAATTTCTTGAGGGTGTAGGTTGGGATGACGCTGCTTCACTACACCACAACCGAGAACTACCGGTATGGCGTTTGGCTAACAATAATAATGATATTGGTAAGAACTTATTCTTGGGATTTCCAGATATCAAAAGGGTAAAAGGTGGGGACCTTGTATTCGTTATAGGTGGAGAAGCTAAAACTATTAAAGATGGTGCCGATGAGGATTACATACTTGCTCTATACGAAAACGGAGTTCAAGTAAACTTCAGTTATAACTGGAGTATTAACGTTTGGGGAAGAAAACCTGGGGTAGCAGGTTACGCAGCACTGACAGAGGCAGCGGCAACACACTACATGAACACCGGAGAAGGTACAGGAATAAAGTTGTTAGGTGCTTACTCAGGCACTGAGACCTCGGCAAGTAAGGACGAGTGGGGAAGTGGGTCTAGTGGGGACGGGGCAAAAGCAGAGCGCATACGAAGAAGATCAATAAGATTGACTAAGTTTATAAACTCAGCTGCCGACGCTTATATCGTTGAAACGGCTTACGCACAGGGTGGAGCTAACGGGTCGTTAAACCCATCCACAGGCAATGAGGATTGGGGAACAAGCAACTATTTTGTTATAGAAATAAATGTTGATTTCTCAGTATCGAGTGGTGGTGGAGAGCCATTTACTGCTTCTTATACTTCTAAACAGGTAAAAAGTGGCACCCAAGACTTTGACAGAAAGATAGTACTTAACTGGGAAGCTGGGGTGGTGCTATCAGACACTGGTGACTCTACTAATAACCAATTTCTAGTGATTCCGAGTACCTGATTATGGCTAAGTATAAAAGCTCAAGTAGATACCGCCTTACAGATAGCGGGAGGTTTGCAGATCGTGTTGACGCCCAACCCTCCCGTTACTACCAGTACGTGGCAAAAGAAGGGGATACTTTTGTACTAATAGCGTCAAGGATTTTTAATGACCCATCAAGATACTGGGAAATAGCCGATATAAATCCCCAGGTTGAATGGCCAGATCGTATTCCGGTTGGAACAGTCATCAGGATTCCAGGATGATAGTTAAGAGCGGCAACCCGTTATCGCCTAGTGTAAGTTTCTCACTAAATGGTGTGGAGGTTAACTATTCTTCGATAACTAGGATGTCCCTTGATTTGGGTGTAAATAAGCATGATGTGCTAACTCTGATAATGGATGGAATCCCACATAAGGCAATCACCGATTACGAGGGCGCAGCAGTTCAATTTAAGATCTCATCTGGTCAGGGTAGGACTCAAGAATTTAATGGGTACGTAATGTACGTTGAACCAGAACATGCTATTGACGCGCCGTTAATAAATGGAAGTGCTTTTTATACAGCAAAGATCGTTTGCTTTGGTGCCTCAGTATCCATGAAAACTGTGCGCCAAAAAGTGTACGAGAACACAAAGATCTACAAGATTGCTCAGGACATAGCAAGAGAAAATAAATTTAGTCTTGATGTTATTCAGGATGAGTTTGTTATCCCAAGGGCCGTACAGGCAAGCGAATCAGATTGGGAATTTTTAAATAAGATTTGCCTTAGGTACGGGTACTCCTTCACAGTCCATGGTACCCATATGAGGGTATGGGACCCCTTCCAAGCAGTGGATAAAAAGCCGTCGTTTGAATTGTTAACTCCTGTTACAGCCATATCAGATGGGGTGCCGGGCTCAATCATCCGTATGACTGGAACTTTTGGAACACTAACGGTTGACGGAAACTCTTACAGATACCAGTTAACTTCGCTAGATAACTCCGGAACACTATCTACAAACTATGAAAAGGGTCAGGTAACTACCTGGTCTGGAGATACTGAAACACCAAAGTACTCAACAATAATCCCGGACTCAGCTACCTCTATTGCTGAGGCTAGGAAGATGATTGATGCTGAGCGAAGGAAGACGTTCCCGTATAACGCTCGTGTTGATGTAGTTGCTGGTGCTGGAATAGTACCAGGTGGAATTGTTGAGATATCAGGTTACAAGTCCGATATTGACGGACTTTGGTACGTTAAATCTGTCCGCCATAACATTGGCGGCACAACTTATACGACAGAACTAGAGGTAGGTAAGGATAGGAACACCTACACTATTTTTACAACTGCTCCAACTACTTTGTACGCAACCGCACCAGAAGCTGTATTTGTAGATAATGAGTGGAGAGCAAGTCAAAACAAGGTGGTTTTATATGCGTAGCAATTACACCGGTATGCACATTTATCGAGCACTGGTTTCTTACTCATCGTCGTCAACGGGTGAGATACAAGTCAAAGTTCCAGTTCTCCTTGGGGAATCCGCCTCGTTGAGTATTTCTAAGATAGGGAGATCTTCTTCGGGGGGTTCTTGGCCCGTTCCAGCTGTTGGTGACCAGGTGGTTGTTGCAATTGAAGACGACAAATTTTCAAATGTTTATTTGATCTATCCACAGAGTAGTATATCTTAAATAAGATATACTTATTAAGGTGATTCTATGAAATCAATTAAAATTCCATACGGGTTTAGCGGTGGTAAAACCAACGTAACATCATCTCTGATTACCATTGCCGAACAGAAAATTGTAGATCTACTAATTACTTCTAAATACCAACGGCTAATTAGACACAGGTATGGAGCTGGGATAAACAGACTTTTGTTTGAGCCGATTGACGAGCTATCTATATCTGACTTCCTTATTGACGCTCGACAGGATGCAAAGGAATACATAAGTAGAGTTGATATTCTTGATCTAAAGATCATGCCCCAGGGAAAACTTTCGATGTACACCAATGACGAAACAACCGTTGGGGTTAACGTAACGTACAAATTACCGTTAGGTTCCCCCAGGGTGGTAAAGTTTAATGTCGCAGTTCCTGGAGCCCTTACCGAAGACACGCCAATTTAGGAGTTAAGATGGCCATTACAACCCCTGGCTTTGACTTCGCCAGCCGTGATTATGAGAACATAAGAAGGGACATCCTTGCTCGTGCGGAGGGCGTCCTACCTGAGTGGACTGACCGAGATGTTGGCGACTTCACCATGCTGCTCGTTGATTTGTGGGCGTACATGGGTGACATCATGCACTACTACGTTGACCGCGCAGCCGGAGAAGCGTTTATCGATACTGCTTCTCAAAAAGAGAGCGTACTAGCGTTAGCTAGTTTGTTTGACTACGTACCTAAGACTAGGTCAGCTGCAAGGGCTACCATTTATGTTTCAAATGGGTCAGCTGCGTCGGTAACCCTCCCAAAAGGAACAGTGTTTATTGCTGAGGGGGAGATCACTGATTACGAATTCTTCTCAACATCAGAGGTTACCATTGCCCCCGGGATGCAAGCGGGCGTTATTTGCAATGAAGGTAATAGGTACCTAGACCAAACTCTGGTGTCTAACGCCACCGGCCAAATTGGTCAGGTATACAAGATACGTAACTTAGACGTTATCCCATCGTCAGTAGAGGTTTATGTTTACGAAGATTACCAAAGTCCATCTAAGTGGACAAGGTTTGCAAACATCAACCTAATACCGATTGGTTCAAGTGGGTTTTCTACCTATGTAGATACCGAGGGCGCCACGAATGTAGTGTTTGGTAACAGAGTTAGTGGGCGTGTTCCCCCACCCGGGGTGCGCATAGCAGTTAACTACAACACCACCAACGGTGCAAGTGGGAATGTCGGTTCAAATAAAATTAAATCATTTAAGAACTCTCAACCAGTTGGTGTGGCAATCTCTTCATCGACAACCGCGACTGGTGGTAGTTCTGGTGAAAGCATCGACTCAATTAAAAGGGCAATTAAGTCAACTATAAAAACACAGTCAAGAGCTGTAACCCTTAGTGACTACGTTGCACTAGCTCTTCAGATGCCCGGAGTTTACAAAGCAGTAGCTTCATACACTCCAGGTGCAACTGGTGGAAGCGTCAGTGTTAAGACCATACCCTACATTTCTGAGTACTACGATTACACAAGTAACACCATTACAATTGATACTGATACCGCAGATAACCTTGTTACAAACCTACAAAGGTTGTCCATGCTCGGTATTACGGTGTCATCATCAACAACAGTAACCGCGAGACCAAGGACCATCTCTGGAACAATTCACGTTACTGATGGGTACGTAGCGTCGGAAGTACTCGACTCAGTAAAGACGATAATAGACAATATATTCTCTATTGAGAATATTGAGTTCGGTAAAGACATACGCATTGGTGATCTCTATAGAACAATCCACTCATTGGAAGGCGTCGACTACGCGGAGTTCACTGTTACTGGGTCTGCTGTCGCTAACGATGAAGTAATAAGGTTGAATAAGTCTGGTATGAATATAGTTACCTCTGGTGGAATCACGGCGGTAGTGTAAATGGCTTATAAGTCTTTCGTACTACGTAGTACTACTAGCACCTCTTCAACAAAGGGGTCCTATCTCCAATACCCCTCTGGTAGTGAGGCGGCGTCTTTTGGGCTACCGGTACGCGATTACTCTGATACAAGACTTAGATCAGACGACATAACAACTACATCAACTGGGGACGGATCAGCTGATCCAATCCTTTCAGACAAAATATTTCCAGGGTCCGAGACTGCTACCGGAAAAGTATTAACCAAGATTGCATATTTTCAATCAGCAGTTCTTGGATACAACGAGGTACAGCTGTCCTGGGGAGCCCCACTTTCGAGCACCATAACTACAACTCCACAACCAACTCGCATCCTAATAAACTACTCTTCTCTGGGGGAGCCACAAACGGTTTCCGATGGCTTGACAATTGTTGATAGCGCAACTATCTCTGAAATTAAGCACTTTCCAGAACCTGGAAAGTGGGCGTACTACACGTTGTTTGTTAAGTACGAGGCAAGATCTGTTGGTGCTTCTGCGAATATTAGTACGTACTATGAAAAGGGCGCAACGTTAGCTGAACTACTTCCAAACAATTACGGGTGCACAGATGACATGTACTCAAAGATACCTGAGTACTACCGTTTGTTGGATCAGGCACAGGATGAGGGTTTTGGTGGCCCATTATACAGAATGATCTCATTGTTTGGATTTGAGGCAGATAGGGCTAGAACAACGATAGATCATCTGATGGCTTCAAAGGATCCGAATTCAGCCAGCTCAGAAATACTCGATGTTCTATCAAAAGACTTATCACTAGACATTCGTGTTGACGAACTTGGAACCGCAGTATTGCGTGAACTAGTTGCAAACATAGGAACCATCCGCAGATCTCTGGGAACGGCATCTTCAACTAAATCCGCAGTAGAAGCCCTTACTGGCTCTTATGTGGATATTGACGAAGACAACAAAGTAATAAAAGTTTATGCACAAAGAGCTAACCTCCTTAAAGACCCATCGATATACAGCGGTGCTAAGGGTTCTTTTGCTGGTGGTTCTCCGTACACATCTGATTTTGCAACAAGCCTTGAAACGGGCTCCGCCTCAGTTCCCTCGGTTACCGCTGAGTATAGCGGTGGAGACCCGTATTCGTCACTTACAACCATTGATGAGTTCCCACTAGACCCAAACGTTGAACCATCGCCATTTGATGACCCTTCAACGTTCAACGAACTGTGGTCGTATTTCCCAGACCCGGCTTCTGGTGGATCAACCACAGTTCTACAAACTGCTGAACCATACGTGTATGTAATCGGAGGAGACACCCTTACGTTTTCAATACACAGTTCTATCTACTCAAACGCCCAGGACTCAGTTATCAGAGTTGCCTTTTACGGAGTAGGTGAAGGGGCTGCATCAGCCGGGTATACCGGTATTGGAGACAGCATTTACGGCAAACTGGACGGATCCGGTATTGATGAAACAATCGTATTTGCTGTAGATGCAAACGGATCAGAGGATGTTTTTAGAGACCCTGAGTACGTAGGTGGAACGGCGTCATCCATATTTTTTACTGACGTACTAGTGGCGGAGTCATCTAACCCAATAACAATTGGAGCTACCAAATATTGGAACCTCACCATTCCCGACAGTGTAACTTCTTACACGCCAGTGTTCTTTACGGTGTTTGTGGGCCCACAGGCAAACATTCTCAGAGGATTCTCAAAATTGCTACTGGAACGAACATCGGGCGGCGAGTATTTTGATGGCAATCAATCCAATGGGGGATGGTTAATCGAGTCCTCATCAGGAAGCAAGGTCTCTGATTATAGGTGGTACTACGAGGCAGAACCTTCTTCCCCGACCTTAGAGGGGGACCCAGAATTAAACTATTCTGTTTACAACTCTAACTACCAAAAGAAGAGGGCTCTCCTTAATCGATACTTAAAGGAACTTATACCTGTTAATCAGTTGTCTAGTTCGGCAACTGTTTACAGCAACGATACTAGTCCGTTGGAAACTCCAATATGGGTTGTAAACTGGAACGCTATACCTGGGGTACCATACAACTACACCCTGCCGGCTTGATTGGATAACAATGCTACTACTAGTGTGCGCGCTAGCTGTCTATAAGTTCACCCAGTTCGCTGATTCTTTGCTTCCACGAGAACCAATGCCGTGGATCAAACTTCTATTCTCGATAGCCATGGGCTACGTAACTGCGGCAATAGTTGGGTTGGATAACCTAGAAATTTCTGGGTTGTCGGTTGCGGCGGTTGCAGGTGGCATACACTCGCTGTTACGATTGCTCACGCTTACTGGGGACTACGCCCAGCGTAAAAGCCTACGATAATGGAGGACCAGATGAAAGAAGCTTACGGTGTTATTGGCGCGGGATCTGCACCACGCAAAGTGATTGAGGGGTCGTTGAACGACATTGGTTTGAAGCCCCTGTTCTTTGTGCCGTGGTACGGAAGGGTTTCGCCAGGACTTGAGGTTGTCTACGATTGGATGCTAGACAACG